GTAAAGCCACTTCCTTGTTCAACTGCATCTAAAAAGACCCGAGGCGTTGGCGTTGCGACAATTTTGGTGACTGTACGATTAAAAGTGAATCCACCTGAAGAATACAATCTGGATATCTGAAAATTTGTTTCCGAGGCGTTTCCAGTCCCGATGGTTTGGGGAGTATCAGTTGAATCAACACCGATCTCAAAATCAGAGAAATCCTTAAATCTAAAAGAATTAGCTTTACCTTGCCTAGTGTAGAAAAACTCTATAACACCATTAAAATCAACCTTGGTTTGAATACCATATCCTATGTCCCAGAACCCTCGGGTGTCTTCAAATTGAATATTCCTCTTTTCAAATCCGCTAGACAGTATAAGTACATTTGTTTTGAACCGAGGACCACCCGTGGCTCCCCGCTCAATATCTTCTAATAATCGTACATCATGAAAAGCCATTAACTATTCCTTCGATTTGCTCTGGCCGCAGTAGCAAATGCTTCATTTAGCAGTTGTCCTTGTGATTTTCTGAAACTATCTGCATCTGGGGTAGTGACATTAAAAACTATCTGTATTGGTCTATCAGTCCCCCTCTCACGGCCCGTAGGACGTTGATCAGGGCGCGTAATGGTGACTTCCTCACCCGGAGTAGCCTTGAAGGCAATTAATTGACTGTCGGCTCCCCCTGACCCTCCCACAGTGAATTGACCGCCGGTCCTAAAGCCCGGAAAGCCTGCAGGACCACTTACAGCACCTCCCACGGCCCCAGCAACGGCCCCAGTGGGGCCTCCACCAAAAGCACCAAGTAGACTACCAAGAATCCCTCCACCGGGAGCACCTATATCCAGAAGCTCGAATAGTGGGCCGGTGATGGCTGATCTAACAGCTAGTCTGGTTATGTCGGCTAAAATACTGGTTATCAAAGAACTAAATTCAAGTTTACCTGTTGTAACAAATTTAACTATAGCATCTTCGGCCCCTTGGAATGCATTGACCACAACATTGCCAGCCAGTTCTCCTAAATTACTCAATTCTTTTTGGAATTCCAGCAAGGTTAAAGTCAGTTGTCCAGAAAATGATTCATCTAATTGTAAAGCAGCTATATTAGCATCTCTCAATAGTCTGATTTCTTCTGCTGCAGTTATAATACTATCTTTTTTTGCTTGATTTAATAGTTTAGTTTTTTCAGCAAGTATAGCCACAGCATTACCAGCACCCAATTGATTTCGTATAGACCGCCTAATTATTTCATCTTCTGTCAATCCAAATCTTTTGAGAACAACTATACCAGCATTTCTAGCATCTGATAAAGCTTCAGTAACTTTTCTTATTTTAACAATACTATCAGCTAAAGGACTTAATCCACTAACCAGAGATTCTATACCAGATAATGCGGTCTTAAATTCCCTAGCTACTTTTGCAGTTTCTTCTCCAGCTTTGGGGAGTAAGTCTAATAAAAAATCTAGAACTTCAGCTCCATCTTTAGTGAACCGTTTAAGAAAAGCCAACAGATCATCAAAATTCTGTTTAATAACACCAGCTGGATCTGCTCCTTTTATTTCATCAAATTTATTTTTAAATAACTTGACTAATCTACTGAGGGACGCATCAGCTTCCCCTTCATCAATACCTATTCTACCGAGGGTAACTGTTCCTGCTTTAATCTCGGGGAGTTTTACCACCGATATAGAATTAGCAAGTGCTATTACACCATTAGTAATAAATACAAGACCCTTATTGATATTGGTTAAGAAAATTTCAAATTCTTCTATAATACTATTTAATGCTCTAAAAAATGAATTTTTTATAACTGTACCTAATAACTCCCAGTTTTCTATCATGACAATAATGCCCGATCCAAAAAATGCTACAACATTATTAAATATACCCCGTAAACCACCCAATTCAGCAACAACAGCTTTTATCTGATTTTCAAATAATAGAAAAGCTCCAACTACAGCTAATATGGCTACTGCTCCTATCAAGAAAAGTGGATTTGTCAATACAAGTAGCCGTATAGTTTTTAAAGGGTTAATAAGGGCAATCATGGCAATAGCAAGAAATCTAAATGCTCCCACTAAACCAATTCCTACAATGGTCACTAAGCGACTCATAGTTCCTATTAATCCTAAAACCTGACCAACTAAAAAATTGAAAACTACGATTCCAGTTAAGACCGTTAATCCAAGTACAACCTTATCAATGTTATTAGCTATTGTGGTCAATCCATCAGCTAAGAATTTAGAAACTCCAGTTGCATCATTAACTCCACCGAGGAAGAAAATTAAGGCATTATTAAGTCTGGTAAATCCTTGAGATATGGTAACTTGAGTTTTACCAAATATTTCTCCTAGTTCAGGTATTGCAGCTACCAGAGCTTTAATGAGTCGTTCTGTTGTAATTATTCCTTCATTAGCTTTAGCGAAAGCTACTAATTCTCCCCCGGCAACTCCGAACTCTTTACCGATAATTCTAGCTAACTCAGGTAAACCCTCTGCAACAGATACTAATTCTTGACCGCGCAATGTGCCGGATGCTAGTCCTTGAGAGAACTGAAATAGAGCTGCAGTAGCTGTGTTAACTGGTACTGCAGATATGGCCACTGTTTGAGCTAATACTTTAGTTATAGCTAATAATTCTCTAAAACTAAGTTTCATTTTTAGAGTAGCCCTAGATGTTTTAACAAATACCTCACCAATAGCTTCAAAAGATGTTCGAGTATCTTGAGCTATTAAAAATAAAGAATTTTGTACAGTAGCTAAAACCCTAGTATCATCTGTCAATAATCTTAACTTATTTCGCATTTCAGTGAATGTATCAATAAGTCTGGTAAATCCAGCAATAACTTGAATAGATGCTATGATCACCAAAGCTGCCCTCATTAAGGCTAATATTTTTCTGGTGGAGTTGGCAGAAGTGCCGATACTTTTAATCTTTCGATTAACCTGATTGGTCCCTCGGGCTCTAACAATTATATCAAAACGTTCTGTTGCCACTTTTAATCCAATAACTTAAATTTCTTGACCTCAGTTATAGCTAACTGTATAGATCTTTGAACAAATAATGGTTTGGTTTGTTTAGATCTACCATCATTTAACAATCCAATATACTCAATATTATTAGATATAAATATAGCATTATTTAACTTTATGTCAAAACTGCCTATAGCCACTTTCCCTTGTTGTATAGCTGCATTCGTATTTCCGGGGAATCCTTTACCTAGTTTCATGCCGGGAGCATATGGAGGTATCACTCCAGTTAGAGGAGTATCTATAGAAACTAACCAATTTGATGCAGCAGCTCCCGTATCCTGTGGAGTATCTGATACTACATTACGGTCAATAGAAGATGCAACAGCTCTCACAACACGCCCCACGTTTCTTGACATCTGTTTAGCTCTACGATTCATTACTAAACCAATGGTATCAAAAGGTTGGGCCAAATGATCAATTCCTTATGTTTTTGTTTGAGGTTTATTCTTTCGTTTATCTTTATTTATTTTCTCGGTCTGTTTTTTCTCTCTATATTTAAGATACTCTATATCCATGCGTTTGACCAATTTCATAAATCTTTGAAAATCGTCGATGTCATCGATTTCGTGTCGTTTAGCATACTCATTTATCGCGGTCCATTGTATCCCCCCTTCACTCATTCCGCCTAATCTATCGTCAGATAGTTCCCAGAAGGCATTATAGAAAAAAGATAGGCCTGTACGGAGCACAGGAGCGTTCCTGATGGCCTTAGGAATAGGAAGACCCTGCTTATATGCCTGAGTGAGTATTGTGTCCTCAGTGGGGCCCTGCTTCAAGTCATAAAGAAGGACCTCTGTTAGTTTCCCGCATCGTCCTCGAATTCAGCTTTACGAAAGTTTTGAATCCGCATAGATTCTTCTCGCATGTCAAGAAAGAAATCTGGAAGATCAGTCAACAATTTAACGCAGGCTTCATAACTATACTCAAGCTCTTTACCATCTTTGCCGATGACCCCTTCCCATCCAAGGATCACTGTTTTAGCGAATACCTTGATCAAGAGTTCATTAGCCACGTCTTCTTGTAACTTATTTTTATCGATTTGACGTTGATAGGGCTCCATGGTCTTACCGAGCATAGAAGTGAACCGGGCATTAGATCCCCCTGCTCTAGCGATAAGGAATTTACCGTAGAGGCCGAAATTCTGCCAGATACCTTTCATTTCCATATCTTCATCGCGTTCAAATAGATCATAGATAGATTTAGCTTTAT